GTGTCTCTGCGATTCGTTTAGCTGATGAATAGTTGATTCCTTTCTGTGTGGCGATCAGCGTCACCGGGTTGCCTTTGACTCCGCAGCCGAGACAGTTGAAGGCGTCTAGTTGGTAGGAGATTGCGGCTGATTTGATGGAGTCGGGGTGGAATGGGCACAGGGTGTGTACCCATTTCTTTCCGTTGTCGGCGGGCGGTTCCCACCCTGGGGTGAGGTATTGGATCGCTTGGGTTATCAATGGTGTTTTCCTGTGTTTGTTGTGTCGCCTGTCAGGGTTTGTCCAATACGTTTTGAGGTTTCCTTTGTATCTTGTGTGTTTTTGCCATTTGAATCTGCCCCTGTGGTTACCCAATGTCAAGTAAATGACGTAAGGCTAGTTCGGCTTGTTGAGGTACTACACCGTTCCCTAGTAGTTTGAGTTTCGCACCGTAGGGGATGTTTATGTCTGTAACCCATCCTTTTGGTAGTCCCATCATCCATTCGGAAAATGCTGCGTTGAGTCGCGGTTTTCCGTTTTTGTTGGGTTCGGTGGGTTGTGGCGCTGGCCGGGTCAGTTGCTCCCAGCGTCGGATCGCAGGTTCGTACTTGCCCCACTGCGCTTCAGGAAAGTGGTAGGTGACCGCTTCAATGCCAGGACTATTACGGCGCAGGCCGGATTCTGAGCTGTCTCCATGCCTAACCCGGGGCGTCGGTAGAAGTGCGACGGCTGTGCGTAAATCCATACCGCCGGTACCATGCTTGCCGGCCCCTGTGCTGTCAGATGTTCGAGGAGTCGGTAAGCAAGAAGAAAAGTCGCTCCCTTCGATGCGGGGCTCCGGCGTCGGAAGCTCGTACAGAACACCACCTGACATCGAACCCGTCTTCGGCACAGTCCCGCAAAACTGTTCCGAACCCCATAGACCTGTGCCCTGCCACGTTCTCAAGGAACGTGTATCTGGGTCGAAGTACGCGAACGGCTTCCCTGATGTAAGGCCACAAGTGTCTTTCATCGTTTTCTCCTTTTCGTTTCCCTGCTGCACTGAATGGTTGGCATGGGTAGCCTCCCACCAGAACGTCAACCTCAAGCAGCGGTTTCCAGTTAAACCAATTGATTTGTTTTATGTCCCCCAAGTTGGGTACGTCGGGGAACCTTTCGGCAAGCAGAGTTGAAGGGTGTTTGTCGAACTCAGCGAACCAAGCCAGTTCGCCTCCTAAGACTTTATGCACAGACATGTCTAAGCCGCCGTAGCCTGTGCAGAGACTTCCTATCCTCAAATCCTATGCTCCTATTGTCAAGTTTGCATGTCGGGAGTGATCCGCTCACCAATAACACGAACAGCTGGCGGGTCAGTCAAATAGTCGATACACCGCTCAAAGAACGCAATCTCGTCCCTGGCGTGACCCAATATCTTCGAGTTGCAGGTAGAACACAACAGTCCTCTAACAACACCTGTTTTGTGACAGTGGTCAACGGACAGCTTTCGCCTAACACCTGTGGCACGCTGGCAGATGAAACACCTTCCCATTTGGTAGCGGTAGATCGCCCAGTACTCGTCACCGCTGATGCCGTAAACCTGCATCCACCGCTGCTCTTGAGTGCTGCTGCGGCGGTTAGCGCGGATAGCGCGATGATGGGTGGCGCAACGAGGCCCAGGATGCGGTGCCTTCCTACCAGTCGTGATCCCCTCATCAACACAATCAATACAGTTCTTACGTTTATGCCGGCGATCCTGTGACCGGTGCCCCGGTTTACGTTTCGTGGTCATCGAGGATCCTCCGGATCGCCTCATCGAGCTGCCGTGACCGGTACCAGTCAGACCACAATTTCAACCCGGCAGCTACAGCCAACGCCAACAAAATCGACTGAATCATCGGGAAACCACCCAAGCGATCAGCAACACATTCGCCAACCAAATGAACAAAGCAAAAGTCAACAAAACATCCAAGTTCACGATCTGTCCTTAATGGTCATAGTGTCACCCCAAAAATCCAACGCCACATAATCGAAACCGGAAGGATCAGCCTTACCCGCCCGATTCTTCACAGTGGAAATCCGCAGGGAAGCCGGCCCCAACGGTTCGTTCACTTTATGAAGCGTCAAAACCATTTCCGGCACACGCGCCAGTTGTCCCTTCACACCCGACAAAGGCACATGGCCTTCAGCATCGTTGTACTTACCCGTGACATGATGTAAACCGACTACGCAGGATCCTGTTTTGCGGGCTTTGTCGTGCAGGAAATCCATCAACGATTCCAACCCGGCGAAAGGGTTCTCATCGTTCTCCTGACCGCCGGTACGAACATTGGTGATGTTGTCCACGATCAACAAAGCCGGGTAGTCGCCTTGGAGTTCCCAATACGATTTCAGAACCTCTTTGATCCTCCCCAGGTCAGGTGATGCGTCATAGACGAACCTGATGGGTATGCCGTCGAACTTTTTTCCGTCGTCCCCGATGTTGCCTGCGCGAACCATGTTCGTTGTTTCGGATAACGGTTTCCCTGTGAGGATTGACAGGGTTCTGGATAGTTGGGTGAAAGCGTCGGAGTCTGCTGACAAATACAGGGTGGGTATTTTGGCTTTGAGTGCGTAGGTGAGGATGAGCGCGGATTTGCCGACGCCGGGGCCGGCGCAAATCAACGCTAGTTGCCCGCGTAGGAAGTTCGTTCCTTTCTGTTCAAGTGTTTTCCACACTGCGGGTAGGGGGTCACCGGAGTGCCCTTTGACGTGTAGTGATTGGTTGAGGGTGAACACTGTTCTCCTAATGTCAAGTTGCGTATCTGCAAGCCCAGTTCACATCACAGAAAGCGCACTTCTTCGGGTCTGGGTCGGGGTCAAACCTTTCGGCTTGAATGTTTTCCTCAAGCCTCAGGAACGCTTCTCTGACCCGTTCCCGCGTCCACTCCCCGATCCGGTAAGGAACAGTCGGTTTCCCCGACTTCCCCATCCAATAATCCCCTGTTGTGGGCTGCACAATGTTGTACTGCTCCGCTAACGCCACCGCGTACACAGCGAGTTGGAACGAGTCACCGGGTTGAGCCCCGGTCTTGTTGTCCCTAACAACCAAACCTTCCGGAGTGTCGATCACCGCATCAATGAACCCCCGAACCAGAACACCATCCAAATCAATATCGAAACCTAGTTCGATACCTGGGCTTCCATCTGGGGCGATCCAGATAACTTCCTGCGGATGACCTGCATACCAGCGAATGTACTTTTCGCACTGATCCAAACCAATCGAGTAACGCCTCTCAATGTCAAGTTCACCACCGTAAGGGCCGGACTTGAACCAAAACTCGAAGTTCGGTGTGACCTGACAGGCTTCCTCGATGTGCCGGCTGTAGGACTCCCTAAACACATCCTGCATCGTTTCAAGGGTCATGGTTCGACCGGATCGCTCGTAGGCTTCAGCAGCCTCGTGAACCGCCGAGCCTTGGGCTAACCAAGCAGCCGGCCTAGACCAAACCTTGTCGATGCGGGAAAGCTTGTAGGCGTAAGGGCAACGCTCATACAGCTTCAGTTGGGACACCGACCTGTGCATCTCAAACCTTCCCAAAAATGGTCAGTTCACCGTGACCGAACATCATCTGCTCATCCTCGATGACTTCTCTGTGTGTCACAGTGAACCCGTCAAACCTTTGTTTCACGGCCAGGTATTCAGGGTCGTCGTCCGCGACGAGGACACTCCGGTACACGAAACCTTCGCCGTGGTTTCGTTCGCCGGCGAAGATCCAATGCGGGTTGGCATAGCTCAAACCTTCTTCCAGTTTCATGTGTTCTTCCACTTCTCCGCCCTGTGCCGGGGCGAAGATTAAAACACGTGGATCTGACAACAAAAAATCTAAGGAAGTTGGGGTGGGAGCTTCCACAGCCGGTGGGCTTGCTCTGTCAACTGGGTGTGCTCGTTGACCCTGATGATGAGATCCCCGTCCGAGCTTCTGTGTTTCCTCCAAGCGAAACCTCCTTTGTTGCAAAACCCCGGTTCTGGGGGCAGGTTCGGGTCGTGTTCCAGCACGAAACCTTGCTGGATCTTGGTGTAGAAGGTTCGCAGCGCCGCAAGTTTGCGGGAGCTCATACCTTTGCCGGCGGTAGCCATGTATTCGAGATGGTCACGGGACAACCGGTACGGGGACGTGTAACACTGCTCCCCTTTCACTTTCCACGGGTAGTGCTTCATGGCTTCTTCCCGCACTGTGAGCGAACCGTTGTAGGTGTGTTTGTGCCAGGACACCGCTTGCCGTGTCCTGTCGAACATGCGGGCTATGTCTGACTGTGTGTAGCCTTGCGCTTTCAAAGCTTCTATTACCGCAAGGGATAGTTCTGGTGGTTTCTCGTTCATGTTATCTTCCATGATTTCCCCCCTGGTATGTTGTTGTTTTTACCCTTTCATAATACGTGTTATGGAACCTTGAGTCAAGTTCAAGCCTTTGTTATGTCTGTCGCCGGCACCCATTCGTATTCATCTGACAGATGCCAATGCACACGTATCATGCCGTGTGCCACAGCGGTGACCACACCTTGTATCCGGTGGTGTGGTAGGTAGGTGGGGTCAACTACTGTGTCCCCGATCCTGTACCGGGTCATGCCAAACCTTCCCATTCGGGCTCGTAGGGGTCGAATTCGATGAGTGACCAGGACAGTTTGATGACATCCCATTCGTCGGGGTCAAACATCCTCAAACCTCCTCAATATCAAAGGCAACCGAATAGGGCAGATATTCGTGATTGCTGCCGGGCACACGTCGGTATCCCAGCGCGGCCAAAGGCTCTTGCCACGGCAGTTCCAGCATGTCGCGGTCAACATCCTCCTGGGCGTCTAGTGCCACATCGTGTAGCACGGTAGGTGTGTCTACGATCTGCCCGTCGTCGTCGTATTCGCCTTGCATAACCAAGAGTGCTGGTTCGCCGGCGTTCCAGATACCTACCTCAGCCCAAAGCTTTGTTGTCATGCTCAAACCTCCTGTGGTTGACCATTAACAGGCATACGCCAGCAATAAAACGAAGCAACATCGTCGTCGTAATCAAGCATGTCGAACGAATCAGGGACGGTTTTGCACATCCGCCCGTACCAGTCCAAAACTTCCTGCTCTGCGCCCTGCGCTGTGTAATTCACAGCGCAGTAACCACCGGTAAACCCAGGTGTCTCTAGCTCGATCCCTGCCACATAAACGTGCAACACAATCAAACCTCCCGTACCTGATGCCTGTTAATACCCCATGTCAAGTCAGCCCCATGCCACGGCCCATTAGAAACCAGCAGATCGTTACCGACAAACGAAACCTCACCGGCGGCATCAACTAAACTTGACTCGTCGTAGTGCGCTTCCTGCACAAAGATCAGCATGTCCATCAACCAGTCATTGAGCCCGTCTACCGCTGCTTCAAGACTTGAATACACCTGCGTTGCACCCACGTAGTCGCCTCCGCAGGCGTCTACCTCAACATCCATGACGTAAACATCCATACCTATCAAACCTCCTGATCTAAACCATGCGACAAAGCCGCATTAACCAACTCAACCAACGCATGTTCCACACAAATCTCACGCCTGGCCGCGAACGCAACAATCTCTGCGCTGCGCGAATACGGTGCCAACGGACCATCGTCGGGGATAGCTGCCACCAAACGTGCCAGCGTGCCGGCGTTCAAAGCTATATCCAACTCAAGTTCCATAGCTGTATCCATGTCGTCGGATTCGATAGCCTCATCCCACAACGTATCCAAACCTATGATTTTGTATGCCAGGTCTTTCATGCCTTAAACCTTTCTCAAAGTTACAGCGAACAACGGGTACAACGATTGCAGATGCTTAACATGCGACTCTGCCAAAGCTTTATTCGATACGTGGAACCATCTACAGCCCTGGCCGGCGCTGCTGCGCCATTCCACAACCAACACTAGCGCGACTTTCTAATTTCAAGCCAAGCCTTAGCATCAGCACGGCTATCAAACCTCCCAGAGATAGGTGTGTGGTGCGGACCATTGACCACATACCATCCACCTAGCACACGATTGTGAACAACCTTAACCATCCTCAAACCTTTCATATAATTCATCGTCAACATCTCTGCGCCAATCCTGGCTATCCCTCAAACCTTTGTTAAGGTGAACACCAGCGGCGTTAGACCGCCGGCGTTCAAGCCTTGCTTTCAACTGCTCCGGGCTAGCCTTACCCGGTTTAATGACTCAAACCTTCCGATAGATCATACGATTACCGGTATGCCCAACCAACGAATACCCGGCATCCTCAAGCCTTTGTTGTTTCCGCTCAGCATCCCGTAGCTGCTGCGCGGTAGCGAACATAAAGTTAATCTCGATTACCTCTGTGTGTTTCAAAACTCAAACCTTTCCATAATGTGCCATTCCATGATAAAGACCACACCACCTACTGTCAAGCCTCAAACGAAAGCTTTACGATACTCTGCCACGTCGATATCGCCCATCAGAAACTTTCGCATTATGCCGGCGGCATCCCTGGCCGGCATAGAACCATGCTCGATAATGTGCCCAATCTCCCACACAGTTTCACCTGGCATGAGAAACCATAGCCGGATACGGTTACCAGACTCTTGGATAGCTTGGTACCGGTAGCCCTGGCGTGTCCATTCCCAATATTTCATAATCAAACCTTTCCCTGGTGTGTGTTTTGTACTGTGACGTTTCACAACCTGGGGGTAGCTGAACCATCGCCATCGCCGGCTACCCCCGACATACCGGCTAATCCCGCTCGATGAACCAGTCGAGAAACACGTCGAAATAATCCCCCGACAGCGTGCAACGGCTACCCCACCAATAGCCCTCAAGCCGTGCACGATTGCCGCCATCTGCGACGACCTCGATGTGTGGTCCGCCGGTACAGATGACCACGGCATACTCGCGTCCACGTTCATCGACAATCTCTAACGGGTAGTCGGTGATATCGCCGGCACCATCGGGTAGGCACGGTTCGCAGTATTCATCGACACAATCCGCATACAGATCTACGTCATCAGCTATGGCGTAGGTATCGCGTGCCTGGTCTATCGCGTCATCGTCGCTCGATGCGACGATATCGCCGGCGACAAGCGTATCCGTGGCGCTGTCTGGCGTATCCGCATATACGGCATACATACCGCCGTACTCGCCGGACTCGATCAGTGCGACATACTGCCGCACCGTATCCGCCACGTGTTCACACTGCTGCCGTAAGTTGTCATCGTCACGTGTCATGGTTTAGTACCCTTTCGTTTGCGTTCTAACAGTGCATCGAGTCCGGCGGGGCACTGGACTACCCCGCCGGCTACAAAACCCGTTAGGACGCGACTAGGGAACCTAGAGTCAAGTCGATGACATACGCGTCATCATTCCAGCGTGACACGGTTACCGTGTCGCCGGCATTAGCCACAATCCACGCCACAACATCATCGGTATGAAAATTGACAGCGCTAGAGTCGATGAAACTGGGGTAGTCGCTGATGACACCGTAGTTACCGCCGGAGAACGTCAACTCATCGAGTACCGACACGGCGTGGTCGGTAAGGTCCGATGCGTCAACGCCTAACGCCTGGGCTAGCGTAATCTCTGCATCGTGCCGGCCATACGATGACCAGTGTTCGTCAATCATTTCCGACTCAACATCCGACCATAGGGACTCATCGAGTACCGGGTAATCCATAAGAGCAGAAACCACGGACACTAGATCATCAGGGGCGGAGTCATCGAGTCCTAACCCAATCGAGTCGATATCTGACCACGTATCGGTATGGATATCGTAGTCTTTCCAGTCCTCAGCTAGCCGGCGGAAATTGCTTACCGATACCGCGTCGTCGTAGCCGTGGACGTCACGCTCACCGACTAGCCTGGTAGAGAACACAAGCCTGTCCTGGTAATCAGTGCGGTAAGTGTTCACCACTTCCGCAACGTGGTCAATCATTTTACGCCAACCGTGCTTACCGTCGTCGCTACCGAACTCGCCGGCCAACGCTTGCCGCACTGTCAATCCTGCCATTGTCCTACCCTTTCGTTAGAGGCTGTCATGCTACCTAGAGTCAAGCTATCCCGCAAGCATCAACTCGTCATCGTACCGGCTATCCGTACCCCGGTAATCATTCCAGCCGATCGAGTCCCATTCCACGGATACAATCATGGAACCATCGAAACGGCTAACCGACTCGATGCCGGCAACGTAGCCGGTAACAATCTTGCCGTGCATATCGTAGACAACCCTGTCGATGACACGGTTACCGACAGCGAACATGCGAACCTACTTTCATCGAGTGACGTTAACGATGTTCAAGCTACGGCAACAGCTACCTAACGTCAATGTGACGCTAGTCACACTGGTCTAGGTTGACTGGACACTAGGTAACCGCTAGATTTGACGCCATGACAACAATCTGCAGCATCCTAGGCCAGCCGAACATCACAATCGTGCGCGACTACTCAGAAGCGCGCGCACTGTTTACCCGCGTCGCCGAATACCAGGGCATCGAGTCGGTTAACTTCGGTGGCACCATCGTTATCGCCGGCGATACCGTCATCGGGCACTGCCACGAAGTTACCGACTACAACGGTGTAATCGCGTTGAAAGCAGCTGCCGAACTAGATGCCAACGGATACCGCCCACACGCTGACGCAATCCGGCGGCAAGTAGGGCAAGCGGAAGCAATGGTGCGTAACCCGTGGGATACCGAGTCGAACATCGTGGGCAAGCGTTGGATTGCTGATATCGCTGAGGAATCCGTTGAATCGGCAATCGAGTCGCACACGGACCCGAACAACTAACCCCCGCATCGAGAAACCCCCGGTACTACGGTGCCGGGGGTTTCTGCTATCCAGACTTGACAGTAGGTAGCCGGCATGGTTCAATAAACATATGCGTACACATGAGAGCTACCGATTCGTCCTATCTATCCGTGGCACTACCCCGCACTACTGCGACGACCCACGTAAGGCGGCACGGCTAGCCGCAGAGTTCCGCGCCGCCGGCTACGACGTGTACGTCATCGACAGGGCCGATCCCGCCGCCGGCACCGACTACGCCCGCAAAACGTTCTAACCCCCGCTAACCCATACCAGGAAACCCCCAACAGACAGGAAAACCCCCGAAATGAGAAACCCCCGCACAATCGCCCGGTACGCCGGCGCGCTAGCCGTCGCAGCACTACTAACCCCCGGTACCGGCGAACAATCCGTAATCGCCCACCTATTCACAGTACAAAACCCCATCTGTTACGAGGATGGCATCGACAGCAACGGACACGCTTGCGTATGGGACTGCACCACGATGGGCAATGGGCAGTGCGGCCCGGTAATCACGCCAGCCGGCATCGAGCGGGATACCGGCGAGAACGTAGCCGGCTACAACTAGACAACGGATAGACCAGAAACCCCCGCTAGTCGGGGGTTTCTGCATATGTGGCCTAGACCACACAAACTAGGGCTTGACAGTAGGTAGCCTACCCGGTAGGTTTCTAGGTATGACAAACAACGCAAGCAAAGCAAGCATCGGAACTATCGTTTCTGATAGCCACTCGATACTCGGTACTGTGTACGGCACGGTTATCGAGACCCGCGGCGGAATGTATAACCACACCATGATTAACGTGCACTGGGACTACCTAGGGTACTCAAACTGGGAGAATCCACAAAACCTAACAGTTGCCTAGCACACCCTAACCACTACCGAAACCCCCGCCATAGCCGGCGGGGGTTTCTGCTATCCCCGGCACACACACACACCAGGCCCTAGAATCGACGTAGACACACGCACACCCACTCGCCGGCACAATCCACCGCGCCGGCCACGTCGACGCGCCAGCGTCGACACCAGGGCACCCTACGGTGCCGCAACAACCCCTAGCCCCCACGGGGCTCCAGCCTACCCCCGACGTCATGACCGCCGGGTTATGCGGGTGGCTGGTCTGGTACGGGTTGGGGGGTTGGTGTGGAGCCCTTTTGGGGCTTCCACTTTGCATATACGTGTAATTTTCGTATTTCAGTCCTTGTTTGTGATGTTTTTCACACGGAGGACCGTTTTTTGTTTATTACATGTATATGAAAGGTGAGGGGGTAAGGGAGGGAGCGAAGCGACCGACCGCACCCCCGAGCCTTGACTTTAACTATTATCTGATTATTGATGATTGTTTTTGGCGGCAGTTGGATCTGCCGCCTTGGTTGCTTTAAGGGCCGGCCCAGCCCGGCCCCTTTAAGATATTTGATTTGTTTTTGGGCTGCGTGGATCGCAGCCCTTAAATCATTGTTTGTTTGACCGCCGCCCGGCGGCGGGTATCGGCAACCACATCGAGTGGTTGCCTCTATATAAAAGGGGTAATGAAAATTGGGTTGGTCTTCATCATCAACCCCATTACCTCGTAACTGGAACACTATCCGCAGCCGTGTGCTGCGGAACTCTGATGTGTGTTGTGTGTGTCATCAGCCGGGGGCTGATGAGGTCGATCATGTGGTTCCGAGGTATTTGGGTGGTTCGGACGAAGCTACGAATCTTCGTCCGATTCACGCTTTTCCGTGTCACGCTCAGAAATCGTCGGCGGAAGGGCACTCCCGAAAGAAACAACTTCGGGAACGTAGAAAAAGGCCACAGGGAAGACACCCTGGTCAAGTTTGAGCGGCTGCCGATCCTGTGAATCGGTAGTGCCCCTGGTGACTAGCTATCACGCGAGGGGCTTTTCCATATTCACAGAATGGAGGGGCTTATGTCCTATTGCGGTTTCGACGGTTGTAGCAACCCGGTTCGTTCCCGGTTTTCTGAGTGGTGTGAAGGTCACTACTACCAGAAGAGGCGAGGTAAGGAACTGAAGCCGCTGAAGGTGACGAGACATAAAACGCCTGCACCTAAATGCCAGGTTTTTGAGTGTCCCAATGAATCCCAGTCCCATTACATACGGCTATGCGGGATGCACGCAGCGAGGGTCTTGAGACATGGTTCTACAGACCGAAAAACACCCGAATATGCCAGTGGTGATCGTAATGGCGCTTGGGTCGGTGAATCGGTTTCATACATAGGTATGCACCGCCGAGTTAGTGCGGCGAACGGTCGCGCTTCGGAACACACCTGTGTCGGCTGTGGCTTCCAGGCGAAACAGTGGGCTTATGACCACTCATGTCCAAATGAGAAGCAGTCCAAAGAAGGGCCGTACAGCACAGAAGTTGCTAGGTATCAGCCGATGTGTGTCCCTTGTCATAAAAAGTTTGATTTGGGGCGGCAACATAGGCATCCGGGGAGTTTGAGTGTTTGAGTCGAGTTTCGCTGCTATGGATCAGATGATCGGTATGGCTCGCCGGCAGATAGCGGCTCACACCGGCCCACCGGAGGAGTATCTGTCCGATCTTGCCGGTGCTTTCGTTGCGGAAGCTAAGCAGCAGCCGCTTGGTGCGGGTGCGGTGAATATGGCGGTTTCGGTGTTTCTGTTGGCACGCCAGCAGGAGGTCATCGAGCGTCTTGTTGAGGATCTTCGGATGCGTGATGACGCTTTGAAGATGTTGTTCGATTTGGATGAAATGTAGATAAGCAAGCCTGGGGCTTGTTTTTAGCCCCAGGAGGGTGATTGTGGGCACTCGCGGTCCGATTGGTAAGCGTGACGATCAGAGGATTCGCCGGAATAAGCCGGATGTTCCTACTGAGAAGGTTCAGGCTATTGGTGTTGTTGCTGTTCCGGGTTTGTGTATGCCTGATGCTCATCCGGTGACTGTTGATCTTTACCTATCTATGCAGGAGTCCGCTCAGGCACGTTTTTTTGAGGCAAGCGATTGGGCTTATGCCCGTTTTTGCCTGCACTTTTGTGACCAGCTTCTCAAATCGTCCCGGCCTTCGGGCCAGACTCTCTCTGTGGTTCAGTCCATGTTGAGTGAGCTTTTGGTTTCGGAGGGTTCCCGCCGCCGGCTGCGTATTGAGGTTGAGCGTTCTAATGGTCCGGGTGCGGACGTGCTGGATATCGCTGACATGTTTCGGCGTCGGCTTGAGCAGGGGTAGGTAAATCAGCCGGGGTAGAGGGGTTGTAGCTCGCGGGGTTTGTGTGGCCTTGTTGGTTTGCTCCCCCTCCCCCGGCTTCTAATTCTGAAGGGTTACCGGTGGATTTTTCTTGGGTGTTCGTTTATGTGCTTTTCCCGCTGGCAATGGTGTCAGCGGTTACTTGGTTTGGAATACGAATTGGAAAGGATGTCATGTCAGAGGTGCAAAGTGTTGTTGACGCGGTTGTGGGTCAGCTTGGCAAGGTGCGCGATGAAATCCTTAGCCGCCTCTCTGAGGTTCAGGCCCAGGTTGAGCTTGCCGGGGTGAAGGAAGAGGTTGATCTGTCGGGTTTGGTGGCGATTGCGGATGCTTTGGATGCGATTGTGCCGGATGCGGCGGTTGAGGCTGAGGTCGATGTTGAGTACGAGGGCCTTGATGTCGAGTTCGAGGATGACGTTGAGGTTGTCGATGAGCCTGTCGAGGGCGAAGACGACAAGTAGTTAGTCCCGGCGTTACGGGGCGTATTGGCGTAGCTCAATTGGTAGAGCGGCGGTCTCCAAAGCCGTGTGTTGCAGGTTCGAGTCCTGCCGCCAGTGCTATTGCAAAGCGGTAGACGCTTTGTGGTTTACCCTTTGCAATTTTTCTTTTTGGAGGTTGGGATGCCGCTTATGCAGTCGGTGGGTGTTTCTCTGCGTGACACGGTGATGTATCTGACCCGTGGCCGGGATTTCGTGTGGAATATCGGTTTGGTTGACCCGTGTGGTGATCCGCAGGAGTTCCCTGCGGGGGAATTGTTTTTTGAGTTCGCTGATGGTGAGCAATGGTTTTTTGAGGTCGACGGCGGGTTGGCTTCTATCAAGGTTGAGTCTGAGCGGGCTGATTTGGTGGCTGCTCGCGCCCGGTGGCAGTTGGTGTTTTTACCGGAGGGTGAGCCTGCCGGCGGGACTGCTTGGGCGCGGGGCTATGTGAAGGTGGAGAAGTAGATGTCTTGCGGTTGCGGTGTTACGTCTTCGTGCGGTGGTGTGTCTGCTGGTGGGTTGGTGGTTGGTGTTCCTGGTCCTCGCGGGCCGGTGGGGCCGGCTGGTCCTGCTGGCCCTCCGGGGTCTGGTAACGGCGACAAGGGCGATAAGGGCGACAAGGGTGATCCTGGTGTTCCGGGCAGGGACGGCGTTGATGGCCGTGACGGCACCGACGGTGCTCCAGGCCGGGATGGCGTTGACGGCGCTCCCGGCACACCTGGCCGTGATGGTGTAGACGGTGCCCCCGGCAGTGATGGTGCCCCAGGCCGGGATGGCGTCGACGGCCAGGACGGCGCTCCCGGCGAGAAGGGCGATCCTGGTCCTTCGTCGTGGGCTGCTATCCCAGACCGACCCGAGAACGTCGCTGGTGGGTTCCCGGTTTTGGATGCGAACGGTGTCGTGCCACGGGAGTTCCTGCCGACCGATATCGGCGTGGAAACGATAGCCGAGCTTACGGATGTGACCCCGGTGGGGTTGTCTGTTGGTACGGCGGTCGATCAGTTGGCTGCCCGTAAAGCTGTGGGCACCCCGCTGTATATCGACGTTGCTGCGGCCCCGTACAACGTCATCCCCGGCATGGCCGATCCCCAGGTGCAGATTCAGGCGGCGTTGGATTACGCGAAAGCCGAAGGCATCCCCGAGGTTGTGATTTCTCAGCCGGGGACGTACACGATCACCAATTTGGCGCGTGTGGCTGGCCAGGTCAATGGGCAGGTCCACGCCGCGCTGTGGGGTTACAGCAACCTGAAGTTGACGATGAAGCCCGGTGTGGTGTTGAAGCTCGCCGACAACATCGTGATGCCTGCGGGTGCTTCGCAGTGCCACATCATTTCGGTGACCAACCCCTACGGTTCGACTGCCGCCGACACTAAGACGAACTGGTCGATTGAGGGTGGTGTGATCGACGGCAACGCCGCGAACCAGTCTTCAATCGTGGTGACGATGGCGGTGTTCCTGGGTGGCTGCCGCGACTCAACGGTGCGCGACGTGTCGGTGAAAGCAGTGTGGGGTTCGGCTTCCGCGCCGCCCGGTGAAACTTTCTCGTTTGAGGCCGGTTCGTGCCGGGACGTGGCGTTCATTAACTGTGTCGCGGACGGTTCAGCTTCGCCCAACACCGCGACGGGATTCAGCGCGGACAATTCGATGGGCGTGACGTGGACGGGCTGCACCAGCTACGGCATGGGCAGAGGGATGGGGTTCACCGCTTGGCAGTGCGCTGAGCTTCAATATGTGAATTGCCGCGCCTACACCTGTGGTAGTGCGGGATTCAACTTAGAGCGCAGCCGATACGTCAGCTATTCAGGTTGTGTGGCGGGCGGTAATTCAGCGGAACTCGCTGACGGCGCGGTAAATCCGTTCTTCCCCGCAGGTAAGACCAGCTTGGCGAACTTCATGGGTATGCATTTGCAGGGCAGCCAGGACGTAACGGTGTCGGGTTGTGTGTTGTCGCAGAACACTCACCGCAACCTTCGGATCATCAGCAACGGTGACGACAAAATGTTGTGCAAGAACATTCTGGTCACCGGCTGCATCATTAACAGTGACAGCCTCGTCACCCCTGGTGCCGGTATTGAGATTGAGTCGGCCAATACCGGCGGGTTAAATCAGGTTGAGGTTCACTTGATTGACTGCCTCGCCAACCCCGGCACGGGTGGCACGGCTATCTACAACAAGTCCGCTGCACCGTTTGTGGTGTACGACACCGAGTTCGGTGCCTCAGGTGTGAGGTTCTGGACTCCAGGCCGTCCCGCGAGGAGTACCTCAGAGTACGGCTACCGCTGGATTATTTCGGCGGTCACCGGGCCGGTTGGCGGGCCGGTGAACGCTTCAATGGGGTTGACCGGCAAAGGCCAGTTACAGACGGCGGGGAGGCGTCTGAACCGTCGCGCTGTTGCTGCGTCGACTACTGCCGCCGACACCGATGAAGTAATTGCGATTGATAACGCCACCGGCCCGGTCACGGTGACGTTGCCGGATGCGGAGGCGGTTGGTTCTGGTGCCACCTTCCTCATCAAAGACCAGGCAGGGTTAGCGGCCACCTACAACATCACTGTCGCAGCATCCGGCACGGACTTGATTGAAGGGTCCGCCTCGAAGGTCATCAAAACCGACTTCGGGCAACTCCGGGTTATGTCTACTGTCGCAGGGTGGGCGGTGATCGACACCTTTGACACCACCAGCGTTCTCGACTCCCCACGCATCAACCACCTTGTTGACCCGGTGAACGGTGGGAGAGTTCTTACCGTCAGCGGCTATCCGGGCAGCGACAAATATCTGACGTTGTTCAACGCCGACACCACTGCTACCGGTACCCCGTCGTTTGTCTCCAATGGGAGTGACCCGGATGTTGGGGTGCAGTTCCAGCCCAAGGGGGCGGGGCGGGTCACGATTTATTGCGAGGCTGGTCAAACCCCGACCATTGCCGGGTCTGGTGAAGATGGGTCTCACAACCTCAACCTGCTCCCGAAGACCACTGGGGTGGTGCAGGCCGCTGGTGTTCAGGTCGAAACGAAGGGCCACACCCACACGGTCACCGATGTGATCGGTGCCCGATCTTGGGTCACGGTCCCGGCTTCCGCTACAGCAGCGGG